TGGGGCCCCGCTCCCCACCCGCGTCGTCACCTCCTACAAGGCCCGCGCCCTGCTCGCCTCCAACGACGCCTACCGGCGCGCGTTCTACGGCCAGCCGTCCGCGCAGACCCCCACCGGCGTCCTCGCACCCAACGAGGTCGACGCCGTGAGGGCCCGCTACAACCTGCCGCCCATCGAGGTGTACGACGTCCAGATCCCCAAGGACGACGGCACCATGGCCCGCCCCATCCCCGACAACAAGTGGCTGATGCTGCCGCCGAACCCGCAGACGTGGGGCGAGACCCAGTACGGCGTCACCGCCGAGTCGCTGGTCCTCTCCTCCGGTGGCAACCCGGCCATCGAGCGGGAAGAGGCGCCGGGCATCGTCGTCACCCACGGCTACACCGACGACCCGGTCCAGGTGTGGACGAAGGGCGCGGCCGTCGCGATGCCCGTGCTGTACGTGCCGGACATCCACATCGCAGCCTCGGTGTTCTGATCATGGGGCGGAAGCTGGCAGCGACCGTGTACGTGACGGACCCGGAGTCCCACGAGAGCGTCGTCCTCGAGGCCGGGTCCACACCCGAGAAGCGTCTCGCCGACCTGGTCACCAACCCGGCGGCCTGGGACGACGACGCGACCGCAGTCGAGATGCCCGAGGGCAACGATGCTGCGGAGTCCAAGCCGGCCGCGAAGAAGACGGCGGCCCGCAAACCGGCTCGGGGCCGGAGCGCCGCTGACGAGGGCGACAGCGGCGACTAAGCGGGTGCGGGCCCGCCCCCATGGTGGGGGCGCCATCCGGCGGGCCCGCACCCGCACCCACCCTTCCCCCTCAACCAGCTCATGGAGGCAGCCTGATGGACGTCGACGTACGGGCCTGGCTGCTCGCCCAGCTCGGCACGGCCACCGACCAGGCCGACCTGGAAACCCGCTACACCCGCCTCGGCACGGCGCGCGCCGTCGCCCTCGAGGTCCTCCGCGAGCGGCTGGCCGCCCTGCGCCAGCAGCCCTCCACCGTCAACGTGTCCAGCGTCGTCGGCGTGTCCTTCACCGAGAACATCAAGGCCTACGAGCGGCAGATCGCCGCACTCGAGGCAGGCGAGCCCCCCGCTCCCGACGACCCCGACGACGGCGCCGGCATCAGCGGCGACCTGCACCTGCTGTACCTGATCGAACGGCCCCGCCGATGACCACCCAGATGCGGCGCGGCCGCACCCTCCGATCCCGCCTCCTCGCCTACATCACCGGCGCCGTCGGACGACTCCGCGACGCCTGGAACATCCTCACCATCGCGCAGACCCGCCTCCTGAACGCGCTGGCCACCATCCCGCCCACCCGCAACGGCGTCAGCCGCCGCGTGCGCGCCGCAATCGCAGTGTTCAACACGTCCCTCGCCGCATTCAGCCGGGCCGCCGGAGCGTTCGCGGAACGATGGGCCTCCACCGACCTTCCCCTCATCTACCGCGAGGGCGCCTTCACCCTCCTCGACAACGCCGACCGGCCCAACAGCCTGTTCACGTGGACCGACCGGCACCGCGCCGCCATCACCACCGCGTCCGCGCAGTACTACTCCGACCTCACCGGCCGCATCCAGGAAGCGTTGCGCCGGGCCCGCGCGTTCCTGCGCGCCGCCCAGGATGCCTCCCGCGACACCACCGGCCGCATCAACACCGATCAGCTGCGTCGCGACCATCCCCTCGACACGGTCATCTACGCCAACAACGCCCGGCACCCGGTGGACGCGTGGGCGCGCGCCTCCCTCACCTGGCAGGCCGTCACCACCGCCAACACCGCGGCCGCCCGCACCGCCCTGGACGAACTCGGCACCGAGTGGGTGGAGATCCGCGATGGCCACGGCTGCGGGTGGCGAGATCACCAGGATGAGGACAAGGCCAACCGCACCCTGCGCACCGTCCAGGACGCCCTTGCCCACCCGTCGGCTCATCCGCACTGCGTTCGGGAGCTGCTGCCGCGCATGGACCTCATCGGCCGTACAGACATCCGCTCCGGAGCCCTCCTGTGACCCAGATCCCTGACGAGCCGCAGGCGCACGGCGTCCGTATTGACGCGCAGCCCGGCAGTGCCACCATCACCCTGGACGGCACACCGATGCCCGCCGGCCAGGTCACCGGCTACACCCTGCACCACTCCATCGCCGACCAGCTGCCCACCCTCGTGCTGCACACCCGACAGACCGACGGCGTCGTGTGGGAGGGCCTGGCCCGCGTCGCGGTCGGCGTCTCTAAGAGCCCGGGTGAGTTGGTGGCCGCGTTCCTTGCCGAGGTCGACCCCGTCCTCCTGGACCAGGCCGCAATGAACCGGGCCGACTACGGCGGCGGGCAGGGCGCCACCGCGCGCGCGATGCTCGCCACCCTCACCGACTGGGCCCAAGGGAAGGCGAGCTGACATGGCGGGACTTGACCTGTCCTCGGTTGCCGCGTTCCTCGAGGGATTCATCCTCCTCGACACCGTCCGCTTCTCCCGGCCCGCCGCGGGCGCACCGGTCTTCAACCAGGAGACGGGCGAGTACGTGTGGCCGGAGGCGGAACCCGTGTACGAGGGCATCGGCGCGGTCCAGGTCGCCGGTACGCCCGGCGGGCTGTCCGCGCTGCCGCTGCGGAACCTGCCGTGGGCGGATGAGACGAACTCCAAGTACGTGGCGCTCACCCCGCTGTCGGCGCCGATTGCGGAGCGGGACATGCTTGTGACGGTCGTCGCAGTCCATACGGGCGGTGACCTGGCACTGCTGGGGCGGCAGTGGAGGGTCCTGGACCCCTCGAACGCAGGAACCCTCAGCGCCGTACGCATCACCAGCCTGGACCAGGTGCAGCAGACCCGGGAGGTGTCCTGATGGACCTGGACGACCTCGCCGGGCGTCTCGAGCAGGCCGCGGACCGAGTCGGCCCGGAAGTGAACCGCGCGGTGCAGCAGCAGGGACGTCTGCTGCGCGCCCTCATCATGGAGCGCGCCTCCGGACGTCCAGGGCCCAACGTCATCACGGGTGACTACCGCGAATCATGGGAGCCGGAACCGTTCGCCGTGCCCGACGGCGGCGGAGTCGAGGTCGGTACCCGTGAGCCGCAGGGCAGGCGCCTCGAGTTCGGCTTCTACGACATGACCGACAGCATCGGCCGGCACTACTTCCAGCCGCCGTTCCCGCACGTGGAGCCGTCCGTCAACGAGCTGTCCACGCAGTACGAGGACGCGTTCAAGGACGCCCTGGACCGCATTTTCGGGAGCGCCTGATGATCGACCGTCAGCCCGTCACCGACGCCGTGCAGGAACTCCTGGCCACCCTGACCGGGAAGCCGGTTGGTCTGGTCACCGTCCCGCTGGACCCGGCCACCGGGCAGCCCTACCCACCCCCGTACACGCTGCTCTACCCGCTGGACCACAACTCGGACGACGGCACGCTGGCCGACCGGCACAACGCCGCAGTCTCCGACTACCAGGCCACGTTCGTGTCCGGGCCCCAGCCAGGGCACCCCGACAGCCAGGGCACCGGCGTCCAGTCGCAGTGGATGGCCGACAAAGCCCGCGAGATCATTGAACGGCCGGCCGACGGCAGCCCCGGCTACCGGTACCCGCTCACCATCCCCGGCATCAACTGCTACTGCCGGGAGTCCCGGGAAGCGGGGGGAACGTCCGACACGGGAGATGCCATCATCACTTCAGTGATCCGTTTCCGGTTCTATCTGGAAGCGACCGCCTGACAAGGGCGTTAGTTCGACCGCACCGCGGCGGGACCCCACGCGGACGCCACCACCACAGGTGGCCGCCACACCAACACGTGTAGCAGGGGTCCCCATTGGCCCCTATCCGCGAGGGGCCACTCATGAGGTTCAACCGCAAGGGCACCACCAAGATCTACTACCTGCCCGCCATCGTTGCAACGACGCTGATCCCGACGACCGCCGAGGTTACGGCCGGCACCGACTACACGGGGCAGATCAACGCCATCGACGGCTGGTCGCTGGAAAACCAGCCCATCGAGACCCCGGACATGGCGTCCACGTTCGTATCCAAGATCGGCGGCGACGACTCCGCCGCGGACTCCTCGCTGACGTTCTACGAGGACTCCACCCTCGACGACGTCGAAACGGACCTGGCTAAGGGCACGTCGGGATTCATCGTCATCTTCTCCAAGGGCAAGACGACCGGCGCAAAGGGTATGGACGTCTACCCGGTGACCGTGGTGTCGAACTCGAAGGCGTACACGGCCGACAACGAGGCCGCGAAGATCACCGTCCAGTTCACGATCACCGGCCGCCCGCTGTTCAACGGCACCGCGCCGTAACCCTGCCACCCCCTCAAGCCCCCGGCCGGGCCCCGGTGTATCTGGGAAGGGCGCCGCGCGCGCCCGGCCGGGCCTTC